CAACTGTTTTTAATTCATCTATTGCTTCTTCTCTAGCTGCTTCGTTTGCTATTCTCGTATCTTCGTTTGACTCTCTTGTGTTTTCTGCTGATGCTCTTAAAGCTTCTGCAGCTTCTATTTCTGATTCCAAAGTTTCAACATCTGTTATTAATTGTGTTAATATTGGCACGTTGTCGCTAGGGGTTACTGCTTCGTCTGATAAATCTTCGCTTACAGTGTATTTAAACTGTACTGGTGCTGTTAATCTTGAAGCTGTACCGTCATACAAAGCTACTTGTGCTATTACTTCACCTTCTACGCTTAATACTCCTGTAGGTAACTCTAATGTTGCTAGTGTAGATGATTCTACCGTACATTCTTCTAAATATTTTGTGCCGTCTGACATTTCAAAAGCTACAAATACTCTTTTATCTGTTATGTTTTGAGATGTGTTAAAATTAAATTTTATAGAATTATAATCGTTTTTTACAAAGGTTTGGGGTGAGTAAGATACTTGTTTATTAAAGTCTATGCTCATGTATATATTTCTCATTCTTCACCCTCCAATGCTTGTTCATCTAATAATTGCGTCTTTAACTGATTAACTTCTTCTTCCATTAACTCCATTGCTTCGGTCTCGTCAACGTCTGGTAATAATCTAAATAGTATTTGATTAGGTAATACACCAACATACTTAGATAGCCTTTCGTATACTTCATTTACATTACTAATCATTGACTTATCAAACATTAGATAGTTGTCTATCACTGCCGCACTACCAGTTATTAAATTAAATTCATTGGTAAGTTTTACAACCTGTCGCCAAAAGTCTTGTAACTCTTGTTCAAAGTCTGCAGCTTTCATATTAAGATTTTCATACATTGATTGTATTGCCACTACTGTTGCATTACCCGTCGCTATGTTTTGTACATCTACTGCCATACCAAATTCAAATATGTTTTTTCTAGTAAGTTCTAAAAATGTTTGCTTGGCATTTACTGGTACTTCTATTTGATGGGTTTGCATTTCTCCATCTTCGCCAACAGGTACAACCTTCAACCTTTTTAACTGCTCGTTAAATTCTTCTAAATCTTGACCGTCATAATTTTTAACTGTGTGATATATCTCCTGAAAGTCTATTATGTTATTGGCGAAATCAGAATTAACTTTATCATATATGTCAACAAATGATTTTATGGGTTGTAAGTCGGTTTTCCACTCGTCGTTATTAAAACATATTGCAAATGGCGGTTGTGATAATTCCACTGATTGTTCTTCTATAGTTTCATCTGCTATTACTTTTGACTTTCTTATTATCGGTACTTCTTTTTCATATTCCCATTTCTTTTTCTTGATGTAATGGGTTTCTGTTGTGTTGCTGTATATAATAGCCTTTTCTATACCGTCCATAGTTGTATAATGTCTTATAACTAAATCTGGTATAGATTGGTTGGTTATAAATATTGGGTATAGTTGAGTACCGTCTATAAACTTGTATTTTGTTTCATTATCTTCAACATAGAACTGCCAAGCTCCATATATATGATACGATACCCTGGTGCTTAGTTGCTTAAGGTCTTTTCTCCAATCTGGATACAGTTCCTCGGTTTCTTCTACCATATCCGATAGTGTTATATTTTCGTTTATTAGATAGTTAACCTTTTGTTTTATCTGCTGTTTTAAAAATCCACTGGCCAGTTTTTGATTACTTGCGTATGGATCTTCTACCATTACTGTGCGTTTACCGTTCTTGTCGTTTCTGATTATACCCATTTGTTTTTTAGTTTCTAATATAGCAGTGTTTTGTTGGTTAAAATATGCTTCACCTTCAGCCATTTGTTCTTTTAACTGTGCGTGTTCCGTTAGCCACTCTTTAAGTTGCTCAATTTTATAAGCCATCTAATTCCTCCCTTACCATAACCAGCCCTTTTTTTCTAATTCTCTTACCGCACTTGCTAAGCTATCTGGTGCATCATCATGTTTAGCATTTTCTGTGTAATCTAGTATTTGGTTTATGTATTCTTTATCTGTATCTTTTATGAATATTATTTTATCCCATGCACCTTTTAAATGAGTTGATATTTTTACATATTTGTTCATTTTTTCATGATAACTTTTTTTAGGTGGTTGAATTTTCTGGTGTAAGTATCCTTTATCTGCGTTTTTCTCTGTGTGCATTGTACCAGCTTTATAATGTTTTCGTTTATGTTCAAACCCTGCTAATACATCGTCAATATGCTTAGGTGTCAATTCTCCATAGACATATATATTACCGTCAGAATGTTTATTCGCTATAGTAAAAGCTGTGTAATCTTCTCCACCATAACTTGCGTCTATATGTGCTATGCCTTCGTATATCTTATTGGTATTATCGCCGTTGTCAATCTTACAATTTGTAAACAGTGCGTTTTCATCTGCTATATGTTTTAATTCATAGTTACTTGCAAACAAACTGCTACTCATACTATTTCTAATATCTTGTAGTTTATCATCATTTATTAGACCTGTACTGTAGCAATCGTACTTTATAATGTTAGGCATTAATTGAAAAGCATCGTCTTTGTGCCATGGTGTGCCTGTGTTGATTATCCTACCATCTCTATTTTTTATATTTTGTAACTCTTGATAAGTAAATTTAGTTCTTTCTCTATGTGCAGCGGATATTCTATCGTTTATATTTATTATATCATCAGTTATTATTATATCTCCGTGCTTACCTGTCATACTAGACATAGCTCCTAAGCCTAATAATTGAGCTGTACCTTTAGCACTTTCATTTAAGTTGGTATCTACCTCATAAACCGATTGACGCTTTAATTCGCAGTTCTTACCCCATATAGCTTTAGACATTCCTTGATATAGTGGAGTTTTTAATAAGTTAGCAACCTGTGTTATTATTTCTTTTACGTCACTATCTGACTTTCTTAAAAATATTATATTTTCAGTAGGTTTTATTATTACCATTATTGCTATTGCTATTGATAGACAAGTTGTTTTATAACTACCCCTGTGAGCTTGTAAAGTTACATCATCTTTACTGTTTATAAATAGTTTAAGCCATTGGTTGTGGATTTCTTCTAAATCTTCAAAACCACTTTCTATTCCAAAAGCGATCGGATTGTTTTTTAATAAATCTAGATAAAATTTAATATCATCATTCATCGTTTAAATACTTTTCTATTAATTTTTGTCTATCTACTACATCAATGTTTCCGGAGTGTTCAATCTGTTGCTTATCTCTCCATTTGTCTGGTCGTCTATTTTTTAGCCAAAATATTTGTGCTGTTGTATTTCCTTCAAGTGCTTGCTTGAGTAAGGCATTTTCTACTAGGTAATCTACAACTTCTTTACCCTTTTTTAAGGACTTGTCTATCTTGTCATATTTTTTCTTGTAGGTATACAAGGTAGCCGGGTTTATTCCCATGTTATAAGCTATTTGTTCATCTGTTAGCCCATCTCTAGCCCAGCCTTCTAATTTAGTAAGTCCTTCTTTAGTTATCCATTTTTGATATTTACCCTTTGCCATACTCTCACCTTCTATAATTCCTTTTCATATCTGTTTAAATGTTCTATAAAATTTTCTATGCTTCTGCCATCTGGTTTATCTATTAGATATCTTCCTATGCATTCGTTGTAATTGTCAAATCCTAATGATACTAATATATAACTGATTTTATTGAAAGCTTTATCGTAGTTGCTTTCTTTTATTTTGCTTCTACTAGGGGATATAATATTGTTAGTTTCTTTTACAACATCATCGTCTTTCAAATCTTCAAAATATATATACGCGACTTTGTCGTGTAGAGATATAGTCTCTGTTGTTTTTCTCTGGTTAGTCTCTGGTATAGGTTGGGTCATATTGTCCACGTCGAGGTGGCCATCTTGTCCACATCGTCTGTCCATATTGTCCGCATGAGTTTTTGCAACCTTTTCAAGCATTTTATAGTTGATTGTGTACCATTTAGTTTTATCATATTTTAATTTATTAAAGTTATCTGATGTTAATAGTTTTTGTTTTTCTAGACTGTTTATTATCCTTCTTATAGTTCTTGCACTCCAAAATGGGAAATTGCTTCTCCAACCTTCATAAGAATTATATGTCCAGTATTTGCCTTTATGGTAGTTGATTTTACGTTCTTTATTTTTCTTAATCCAGTAATGCATTTGTTGTAAAACGATCGATTCGTTCAATCCTATTATTTCTGCCAACTTAGGCATTATTAACAATGGTTCTTCATTCAAAAGTAAGTTATACAATTTATCTCATTCCTTTTTTATATATTTAAGCGTAATTCCTACTCTTCACATTCTTCGGAATGATAAAGAATAGAATTTCGGAAAACAGGAGCTACCTGCTGTCCGCTTATTAATTATTTTACAATTTACCCATACAAAACGTGCAATACTTCGGTGCTAATAACCAGTAATACAATAAATATACTACTGCTCCTACGCCTATTAATAATGCTCCTAATATAAATATTATCCAGTTGAATTTCTTTTTACCTTTGGTTACATTTCCACAATGTTTGCAAGTCTTCATTCTTTATCTCCTATATTAATTCAATTATATCCTTAGCTTTCTTTAAAAAGTCTTGGTTTATCATCATCATACTCACACACTCTATTGCTAATTCGTTGTTTAACTCCGTTGTTCCTGTTTCGTAAAAATATGCGTGTAATATTTCGTGTAGTAAATCTATTATTAAAATTCTATGTGTTTTTATAGTTCCGTCTATGTATTTTCTGCTTATAGTTATTTTAGTTTCGTTATAGTCGCAATAAGCCTGCAGGTTGTTTTTTACCATATAATCGTCAGCTTCATTTATAACTTCTATGTCATAATCTACATTCACTATATTTATTTTATTCATATATCCTCACTATTTAGTTTTCATATATCTATTAAAAGCTTCACACATTATCTCGTCCAATTCTTTGTATCCGTTTATATTTTGCATAACAATATCGACACTTTCGTTTTCTTCAATAATCAAAACTACCTTTGTGTCGTCGTTAATTTTATCTATTAGTATATGTTCTAGCATTTTGTTTATATTCATATTTCCCCCTTAAAGGGTGTGTTGGGTAAGGATTTGCACCCCACATGAGCAAAAGTTTTATGTACGGCAATACTTCACATATGCATCTGTGTTTGCTCACCGTCAAGCGTCTACCTATTCCGCCACCAACACATTTATATAAAACTACTATCACTATAACCCTATTATACACTATAAGAAGCGAATTGTCAATCCCTAACCGTTTTTATTATTTGTATCCAGTCATCAAATTTCATTGTTATTAACCAATCTTTGTAGTTTTTACGGTGTGCTACTACTGGAATATTATCTCCACAATCTTTTATTGCTTGCTCAATAGCTTTATCTATATTTAATCTTTCAACTCTTTTAACTTCAAAATGATACGGTAATTCTGATATTATATCTGCTGTTGTTTCTGTTCCTGAATACTGTTGTCCACGTCTTGCTTTAAATCCGTTATCCTCTAGTAAATGAGCAAATTCAAGCTCCCCTTTTTTACCTTTAGCATTTCCGTTAATCTTCATATATATCAACCAACTTATAACCTTCTACTTTATTATATGGTATTCCTAAATTCACATCTTTATAGCCAATATATTTATCGTTGTTAAAGCCTTTTATAAAAAATTTATAATTTTCTTCTGTAAATACATGCTCTATAACATGATTACTGGTGTAAATGTTTACTTTATATTTCATATTACCTCCTATTTAATATAAGTATATATACTTATATTCTACTCAACAAACTCATCCTCGTATTCGTCTATCTCTATCGTTATTCTGCTAATGTTTTCTAGTTTCGTATTATCTAATGCAGTATCTAGTTTTTGATTGATTTTTTCTAATATATCTTCGTCCATTCCGCCTCTAAAATCATCTTCCCAATTAATAAGTGTTGTTAACATTCTCCTTCCTCCAATACCCATTTAAGAGCTTGTATTTTAGACTCTAATTGATTAACTACTGTTTCCGCCCATATTTCATGAGGTTTAAAACTTGCTTGTCGTTCTTTTAGTCGTTCGATCCGTTCTTTAATTTCTTGTTTTGTTTTCATTCTGCCTCCTATCATAACCATAAAAACTTTTTATATTTGCAAGTTTTGTCGGTTATACTCGCTTTATTTGTCGTTTTCACCCTAAAAATCTTTTATATTATACTTATTATGTGTTACATTGTGTTACTTATTCCTATGTATAATGTGCAACTCTTACCACTTATTCGTACTTATAATGTGCAAGGTATAACATTTTTAATGTGCAGAATCTAATAAACTTAATAATCTATTTATATCTTTTGGCTTATGTCCGTCATACTCTGGTGCATTGTCTAATCTTTGTACATTAAACATATTCCAATATGGTTTTACGTTGTAATGGTATGTATATTGTCCTTCTAGTGTATTTATTCCAACTATAAACATATTTTCGTACATAGTTCCATCGTGATGGCTTTTAGATTTCCAGGCTTTATCTTTATTTTGATTGCATATTATCGAAAATAAAACTGCTCTATGATGATATAGTTCATTGAATGTGTGATACCCGTCTGATACCTCTCCTATACCTTCTTTTGGTATTTCTATATAACTTTTTT